AAAAAAGAGAGTGGTTTAACCCGCACTTTTACTACTGCCTTCCCTTAAATGTAGGAAATAGATACGGGTTTATAGTAAAAGCCGAACGAGACTTCACAGCATTTTGGAATGGGAACCCCAATCCAACAGACGTCCTTATAAAGGATAACCGAGGGCCAGAGCACCATCAAATAATTGATGGTCACTTTGGAGAGGGCATCATAACAATTCAAAACCCTTGGCATTACAGAACAGCGCCTGGAATCAATCTTATGACCATAACTCCCCCAAATTTTCCGCAGCACGGGATTATGCACATGACTGGAGTCATTGAAACAGATAACTTGCGAAGAGACTTTACGTTTAACTTAAAGATTACAAAACCCAATATCTACGTAGAGTTCAAGAAGGGCGACCCCGTAGGGGCGTTTATACCTATTCCTAGATACTACGCAGATAAGTTTTCTCTCTCTTACGCAGATGAGTTTTTCACTGAAGAGGAGATAGATTTAGAACACAAAACTGGTGCTGAGTTTGGACGACAACGAGCTGGAGAAGACCAGCAAAAAACTCATGCTGCTGGTCGTAAATATTTTGAGGGAGTAGACGCGTGGGGTAATGAGTTCCCCGACCATCAGCGTTAAATCTTAACGACTACAGGTTTAGCTACAATTTTTAAACGTCGGCGCATAGTTCTGCGTTCTCTTTCTAGAGTACCCGCCCATACACCTGTAACTGCGTGCTCTAGTGCGTACTGAAGACAAGGTGCCTGAAACTTACAGGACTTACATATCTCTACTAACTTTGGTTTAACTTTAATAGTTTCTGCTGATGTCTCGGGAAAAAATAAGTCCCCCGACATTGAAGCGCATGGTTGTGAGCCGTCAAAGCCGGGGGCCTTACTCATTATTAATTCTCCTTGTTTAGGTTATCGTATTTGGATTTAAACGTAATATATCTCGGGTTGCTATTTGTAGCAGAATTTGCCCAAGAAGACCAGTCCTCACCTCCACGGGTCATGTGGTAGGCAATCTGGGCGTTAATTACCGGATTAAATAAATCCGTTTTATAGTTAAGGTCAAACTTCTCCACACGGTCTTCTCCAAGATTTCCAATCATGTTAATCTGAAAAATGCCGTATGAGTTGTCTCCGGTGGATGCGTCTCCGTTATGAGCCAGAGGTCTACCATTAGACTCTGTTTTGGCTACAGCCCACGCAGTCTTTAGAGCAGCTCCCTCAAACCCGACCAGCGACAAGAGTTTCTTGAGCTCCCGGTCAGATAGAGAGGTTTTATCCTCAAATGACTCCAAGGCTTCCGCCCGGTCAAGGACCTTGATATCTTTTGCATCAACGACGTCCCCGTTTCTAACAAGCGGGGTCGCCCCTGATGAGCCAGTTGCGTTTACTGTCAGCACAACCAGCATAACCATGGACATTGCCATGGCTAATAGGCCGCGTGACTCTGGCGCTATGTTCTTCAACAAAAGCATATTGTTTCCTCCTTAGGTACAAGGAAACACTGAGTTACGCATCAATGTCAAGTTGAATACCCTGACAATCTTGTCTTTTTATGTAATTATTTTATTTATCTTTGCTAAAACCCGATTTAACTGTGAGGACACTTACTATGTCAATACCTCAATGGGCTGAAACTCTCGGCAGTTTTGCTACGTTCGCGGCGTTCAGCGTTGGTGTTACAAATTGGCTTCTTAAGAGCTGGTTAAAAAATTACCTCACAGAGTTAAAACCAAATGGTGGCTCCTCTATGCGAGATGCTGTAAACCAAATTAATCGAGATGTTACCGAGATTAGAGTGGCGATGGCGCGCTTAGAAGGCCGCTTTTCACAGCACGTAGAAGAAAAAGAAGAGTAGATTTAGCCCCCTAGATGTAGTAGCATCGGGCACACTAAATCAGAGGGTATCCACATATCCTCGAAAGGTAGACTTATGTCAGCATCAACTAAGGCAATGCTTGCCTCATGGGCACGCTCATTCTTGGCTGCAGCAGTATCCGCATTTGTAGCAACAGGCGGAGATGTGTTCAGTCTTGACATTGATGGAGTAAAGGCAATCCTCACCGCAGGTGTAGTAGCCGTACTTCCAGTAGTGCTCCGTTATCTAAATCCAAAAGATACCGCTTTCGGCACAGGGTCGAAGTAACATGAAGTGCGTTAACTGCTCTAATGATGCTGCTTATACCCTAGCTGACCCTGGGGTAAGTAAGTTAAATTACTGCGCCCTCTGCTTGCCTCCGCATTTGAGAGAGCGTGCCGCATTAGGGCAGTTACCGCTAATTGAAGTGCCATCTAAAGACGCTATGGAAGAAGCTATAAAGCGAAAAGAAGGTAATGTAAAAAAGACGGCAGCGAAGGCTCCAGCAACTCCAGCCCCTGTTGTCACCCCAGAACCGGTGGTAGAACCTAAAGTAGAAGAACCTGCGGTAGAATCTACAGAGGAGCCAGCAGAAGAGGAAGAATGAAAATAACACGGGTCAAAGCCATTCAGGTTCATCCCGTGCCAGAAAAGGTTCATTCACCTCGCGGTCCGTTTCCCCCAGAGCTTTTTAGGGAACCAGAGATAGTTAAAGACTATCTTTCAGAAGATGACGAGACTGGAAACAATACCCCTTTAGGAGCTACGGCTCAAAATAACTTTAAACCCCCAAAGTATTTACGTTGTCGGGTTTGCCATACTAGAGTTCTAGAAACTGAAACAGAACTGCATGAATGCCCTGAGGTAGATAATGGCTAAGAAACGCGCATCCATCCCAAGTTGGCAAGAGATGAAAGACGGCATGGCGTCTGCTCAGGAAGCGGATGACTGGGCTAAGGCAGTCTTAGAAGCTAATCGTCCAGAGGATGATGAAGAGTTTGAAGTAGTAGACGCTCAAGGTCCCACAATGCGTAACACTTCCAGCAGTAACCCCAGAAAACCGAGAACTATTAAGGCTGGGTACGATTACCGCACCGGAACTATGACAGTCGTATTTAGAGACGGAACTTGGTGGGATTACTACGAAGTACCAGAAAGCGTCTGGTATGACTTCACAATATCTAACTCAAAAGGCGATTTTCTTTGGAACAACGGGTTTGACAAAAGAAACCCTAAAGTAGGGCAGCTATACGAAATGGGTCCTTCTAACATAGAGAGGATGCCCGTAAGCAAACGCAAACGATTAAATGGAACTACCCTACCTACACTAGACCAATACTTATTCGGAAGAGACTTTTAAATGAAATCATTCGGACCACTATACGCGGGAAAGCTTCGCTATTGGCATAAGAAGGTTTTCCCAATAATTGAGGTCGGGACCACCCAAGAAACCGAGTCCCCATACAGACGTGGCCGCTGTTTAGTTTTCAGATTTCCCCGTACAACTCCAGGGTATTACATTGGAGTACTCTTTAAATCGGTACAAGACCCACACCTACTAACAGACGAAGACGTGGACTTGATTATGGCTAAGGCTCTAAGAGCCCGCAAAGCCTGGAGTCCAGAGGATGGCTTATATGAAGAAACTTTTTAAAAAGAAACCTTGGACTAAACCCTTTTCAGAAAAAGTAGCCAAGCGAGTATCCAAAATACCAACTGGCGAACTGACTATGTGGGCAGAGCAAGCTATGTACGAACTAGGAAGAAGCCTGTCTTCTTACGACCGGTCTAGAGAGCCACAGTATTTAGAACAGGCGCTGGCCGGGGCTGAAGCTGTTCATGCAGTTGTGGAAGAGCTGTCTAACCGTATGACCACAACGCGATAATAATAAATTATTAACTTATGCTAAACTTATATTTGCCAACTCTCTCCTTCTCTCCCGTGTGGCAGCGGCGGCCCTGGAAACCCAGGGCTTCCGTCTTTAGGAGCTACTATGAATGAAAAAGAACTAGAAGAACTAGCTGAGTTCTACGAAGACGAAGACGAGTTACAGGACGACGAAGAAGACTTTGTTGAAGACGAGGTCGACGATGGCCTGGATGAACTGTCTAGAGAATTTGTAGACAAACTAGTAGATAAAGTATTAATTTTTATTGTTGCTTTAGTTGGTCACAACTTTCACCCATATCAGCTTCCATTAGCGCGAAGAATTATTGAATCAGTCGTCATTAACGACGGCGAAGAAGTTACCGCACTAGCAGCTCGTCAGTCCGGTAAGTCTGAAACTATTGCTAATACAGTTGCAGGTTTAATGGTTATCTTGCCAAGACTAGCTCGAATGTACCCTGATTTATTAGGACGTTTTGCCAACGGTATCTGGGTAGGTCTTTTCGCTCCAGTCGAGGGTCAGGCTGAAACTTTGTTCAGCCGAGTCATCACCCGCTTGACTAGCGACAATGCGCTCGCCGTATTAGGTGACCCAGAGATTGATGATGAGGCTAAGCGTGTCGCTGGCGTTACAAAGCAAATAAAGCTAAAGAACTCAGGCTCTTCTGTAATGATGATGACCGCAAAACCAAGAGCAAAGATTGAGTCAAAGTCTTTCCATTTAATCGTTATTGACGAGTGCCAAGAAGCAGACGACTTTGTAGTATCTAAATCCATATCTCCTATGCTTGCTTACTACGCAGGAACTATGGTTAAAACCGGTACCCCTACTACTCACAAAAATAACTTTTACCGCTCCATACAGTTAAACAAGCGTAGACAGACAGGACGAGGCTCTAGACAGAATCACTTCCAATGGGATTGGAAAGATGTATCTAAGTTTAATCAAAACTATGAGAAGTTCATTCGCAAAGAGATGCTTCGCATTGGTGAAGAGTCTGACGAATTTCAAATGTCGTACAACTGCAAGTGGTTACTAGAACGAGGTATGTTTGTAACTTCCACTGTAATGGATGAACTAGGTGACACTTCACAAGAATTAGTTAAGTCGTGGCACAAGACGCCTGTTGTTGTTGGTATTGACCCTGCACGTAAGACGGACAGCACTGTAGTTACCGTAGTGTGGGTTGATTGGGACAGGCCTGATGAGTTTGGCTACTTCGACCATCGCATTCTTAACTGGTTAGAGATGCAGGGAGATGATTGGGAAGAGCAGTATTATCAGATTGTTAACTTTCTTGAGAACTACGATGTACTTGCTGTCGGTGTAGACGCTAACGGTGTGGGCGACGCAGTTGCACAACGTTTAAAGTTATTATTACCCAGAGCCGAAGTTATGTCCCTAACATCTAGCCCGTCTGAACAATCAAAGCGCTGGAAACATCTGCAGGCTCTG